CAGCAGTACTTCAACGCCGAGTCAAGTGCGGACAACGTAAGGGCCATCGAGGCCGTCGGTGCCAACCTCTACCTTTTCGGCTACAAGACTGTCGAGATATGGCAGCGCGGTTCCGGCGAGGACTCGACATGGCAGAGACAGTCCTACACGACCAATGCCTCGAACGGCTTGCAAGCACCTGATTCCATTGCAGTGTGCGGTTCCAACCTTTACTACCTCGGTTCTGGCGAGTCCTACGCCAAGGGCGTGCTCATGGTTGCCGGACAGCAGTACAGCAAGATTTCCGAGGACTGGCTTGATGACAAGCTGTTGCAAGAGACTGGCGACAGTGCGTACGCGTTTGCCTATGCGCAAGGGTCGCACAACTTCTACGTGCTGCAGTTGCAGAACTTGCAGGAGACCTGGGTCTACGACACCGAGACCAAGGAATGGCACCAGCGCGTGTCACGCGTTCTTGAGACTGGCGAGGAGACACAGTGGAGAGCTGCAGACATTGTCTGGTTCAAGGGACAGTTCCTTGTGCCGTGCAATGACGGCTGCATCTACAAGCACAGCGAGGACTACTACAGCGAGGACTATGGCACTGTACTGGTCGACGGACATGTTGCCAGTCTACCTATGATCAGACACCGTCAAGGAGCTGTTCTAGTCAATGACGAAAAGCCGTTCATCTTCGATGAGTTGGCCGTGGAAGCCAATGTCGGCACATGGGCGGACTATGACTTGCAGCCAGACCTGTTATTGGAAGTGTCCAAAGATGGTGGGAACACGTGGGGTGCTGTAAGGCATGCGAAGATGGGCAAGACAGGCCAGTACAGCCATCGAATCCGATTCTTTAAGCTCGGCTACAACCGTCTGTGTGTCTTGCGTTTAACGTATTCACATCCGACAAGCCTTGAGTTGACTGCTTGTTCACAGCGAATTAGCGCTACAACGGCTTTGATATAATTTGGACAGAGTAAGGAGACTTTATATGATAAAACAACATCCTACTCTGCCGATTTTATGCAACTCTGAAACCGGAGAAGTACAGCTTCCAGCTGCATACAACAAGAAAGAACATTGGACTCTAGGCTGTATTACGAAGCATGGTTACAGACAAGTTAGGTATAAGAAGAAATCCTACTACGTACACCGTCTTATGGCTGACACATTCTTAGAACCTGTCCCGTCTCGGCCATTAGTAGACCATATTAACCGAGACCGTTCTGACTCAAGGTTAGTAAATATCCGCCGTTGTAACTACTCAGAGAACGCTTTAAACACGGTTAAAGCGGATCAAGCGTTTGCTACCTACGGCATGCACAAGTGTGATGATCGTAAAGAATATCGTCGTAGGTATGAGGCCAAACGAAAGGAGGATAGCCTATGTATAGCGGCTTAATATCGAAAACGTCCCCACTAATCGATGTCTTGACCGTCTTGACAGGTCAATGGGACGAAAGGGAACAAAATGGGTGGCATGTAATTCTCTGTCCGTTCTTCACCGTATTCACGTCGACTGTGGATACCGGGTCGAAGGAATTGCCATTTACAGTGACGGTGCCGACCCCTGCCCTGCTTTACGGCAAGTCTGGCACCGTCAAGGCCTTGGTCATCAAGCCTGGAGACACGGCTGTGAATGCGCCGGAGGCTGGCGTGGTGCAAGTCCAGGTGTTCGGCAGCTCCACAAGGTTGAAGGCCGTGCGCTAGACCTACTTTCAGCGTGGATAAGCGAGGCATTTGTATGGAAAAATCTGAACTGCTGAAGAAATTGAAAGCGTTGAACGAAGCCTTGGAGGACTATCTCGACAATGTCGACATGTCCGAGGCCGATGACGAAAAGAAGTCCGATAAGAAGGACAAGGAAAAGGAGGACTAGACTATGGCTTGGCCTCTTATAGCTGCAGGAGCCATGGCTGCCGGCTCAGCACTTGGTAACTACATGGGCAACAAGGCTGATGCAGACCGTGCAGCAGCAGCCTATGACACCATAAGCGGTCTTGCAAGCAATGCCGAGACCGCCAACTCGAATGACATCAGCCAGTACAAGTCACTGGTGAACCAGACTTACGGCATGGGCAACCAGAATTACAACACTGCGTTGCAGAATTTCCTGAACAGTCCGGTCTATCAGAACGAGGGCTTTACGTACAACGGAAATGTCTCTGACTTCATGGACCCTGCTGCGAACCAGCGTGTCGATGCCGCCATGTCGGCCATCAACAACAGTGCCGCAAGTGGCGGAAACCGTTTCTCGTCCGACTACATCAACCGTGTCGGAGCCAAGCAGCAAGCCTTGGCAAGCGAGGAATGGGATAAGGCCTACAACCGTCTCATGCAAGACAGACAGCGTCAGCTCAGCGAGTACAATACCAACTCCACAAATGCATGGAACAATTACAACGCCACGAACACGCGCAACCAGTATGCAGTGGATGCGTACGGCAAGGATCGTGACGCGTACATTGGCGGCATGGGCGACGCAATGTCGGCTGGTATCGCCAACCGTAACGCGGCACTGCAGAGCCAGGCCGAGACACTGGCTGGCACTGCCAATGCCCAGAAGGGCACGTCCATGTGGGACTTGTTCGGTGGCCTGAACGGTGCTGGCGGACAGTTCTTCGCATCGTATTTCGGAGGTAAGTAGTATGGCTTTCACATTTAACTGGGCTGGCATCAAGGCACCTGTCATCCAGGGCGGTAGCCGTGACTACCAGCAGACTATCCGTGCTGACGCTGCCAATGCCGGCAACGCCGTGCGAGGTTACGAACAAAAGAAGGCAAACTGGGACTATGCTCACATGCTTCAGTCCTACGACAACCCGGACGTGTCCGGCAGGGTCATGGAACTTAAGGCAGAGCTTGTCCGTCTCCAGCAACGTAACGAAGAAATAAAGGCACAGCTGGGAGGTTAGTATGGCCTCGACCGCTCCGGGAATTGCTAAAGCACTGTTTCAGATTGCACTTGGTCTAGGCCCTGCTTTCCGTGGGAGCCCAGCATCGTTCTCTGACCTTGTCAGGGGCGGTGCTTTCTCGCCTGGTATGCTAGGAACAACCTCTAGCATGGACAAGTTCGTAGCACAGAACTATCCTTCCGACTTTGCACCAGGTAGCTACCACACGTACGACGTGCAGCACATGGCTACCGATGGTAAGGCCGATATGAACAGTGTTGGCCGTGAGTTTAAGCCGTTGATTGAATCAGCTGGCCGTATGCAGACCTTGAAAGAGCATAACGATGCCCTTACGAAATTTATTCGTCCTGGCATGAGCAAGGCTGAGCTCCAGCTTGCAATCGAATCTGGTCGTAAGGCTGAAAAGGAGCTTCCGCAGTTCTGGAACGAGTCCGATGAAAAGGTCAACCCTAACCGTGCCCAGTTTTCCGTATCTTCGTCTGCTGTAAGCGGCATACGCTTGACTCCTGAAGGCAGTGTGCAAGTAAGGTGGCGCAACAAGAAGGGCAAGGATAGTCAATGGTACACTTATAGGCAATATCCGGACGTACAGCAAGCTTCTGTGGCCGCACAGGAACTGCTCAGCTCTCCGTCGATAGGCCGTGCCGTGATGCCGTTCCAGCGCAAGGGTCAGATGCTCAAGTTTAAGGATCCGCGCTTGTACAGTGCTTGGAGTGTCAAGAACTACGACACTGGCTACGCATAACCAGACCTACTTTCAGCGTGAATAAGAGAGAGGTTTAACATGGCCTTTGAATGGAATTGGAGAGGAAGCCAGAACGCATACGACGCTTACAAGACCGCTGAGGATCTTGCATCTCAGCGTTACTGGGCTAACCGTGACTACATTGATGCACAGAATCAGGCCATTGCCGATCAGTATGCAGCTCAAGGCATGCGTGGTGTCGCAAACCCAGTCTTGGTATACGGCAACACTAACGGTATGGTTAATAAGTACGGGCCTTTGTTTAATCCTAGGGCAGCTAGTGTAGCCGAAATCAAGGCTATGCAAGGCCAGATCGGAACCAAGGCTGACGGAGCATGGGGCCCGAAATCTCAGAGGGCTTACAACAAGTACATGCAGAACATGATGGGCGTTACAGCTGACGGTATTTGGGGCCCGATGTCTCAAGCCGCTTATGACGCTGGCTCATACAATCCGGCAACAGCTGCATATCAGGAAGCCTATGCCAATGCACAGGCCGCATATGAGCAGCAGCAAGCTCTGGAACAGCAACAGCAAGCCCAGGCCCAGCAAGATGCTCTCCGTGCAGAATACGCACAGAACGAGCAGCGCATTGCCCAGATTAAGCTGGAGATTGCAAAGCTCGAGGGTGAAGCTGGACGAAGCATGGACGAGCTTGACATGCGCCTTGCCGCCAACCGTGCAAACGCTGGCGACATCGGCAATGCCATTTCCCACCAGAACCGCATCATTACCAGACAGCAGCTTGCCAATGCCAACGGTGGCAAGAGCGCATCCGACACCAAGGCTGAAGAACTTGTCAAGGAATACATCACTACCGAAAGCATGATGAAGATGGGCGACAACAAGGCTCGCCCTGGTTACCAGAACCAGCTTCGTTATCTCAAGTACCAGATTGACAAGGATCCGAAGGCCAAGAAGTTGCTTGAGAAGTTCAACGGAACTATCAAGAATAGGAATATCGAAGAAACTAAGACTTTCCAAGACTTTCAGAACATAGAGTCTGACTTGCGTACGGCCAATGCAAATAATCCGTTCAAGAAGAACGGTCTTACCAAGGCTGACAAGGAAGCTATCGATGAGTATTGGTATAGCTTGCCGAAAGAAGTGCGTGAAGCCAACAAGGACTATTACAACAAGATCCGTGGCGAAGAAGACATCGAGACCGTGGAGAAGCGTGGCAAGGCTTTGGCTAAAAAGCAAGAAGCCGCACTTGACGAAGCGATCAAGCCTGAGAATATCCAGTCTCAAGAACTGGATGACGGAAAGTCATATACGCACAATGCTTCTAATGGACAATCCGTAACCGTTAAGCCAGTGTCATCTGGCCCGAGGGGTGGTCGTACTGCGATAGCCACGTGTGGAAAGAAATCAAAGACATTCAAGTACTAAGGAGTCGTTATGGCAAACAAGATTGATAATGATCAATACTACAAGA